TCATGTTGATTGCGATTCGGCCGTCTGGTGTTTTGCGCCAAACTCGCCCTTGTGCCCAGGTACCGTTCTTCACTTTGTGGCGAATCGCATCTTCGCTATAGCCGGTCAGTTCAGAGGCACGATTGATCATCACCCAGCGAGGTAAGCTCACTTATCCCTCTCCTGTTTTGATTTGTTGCTGCAAAGCTGGTGGCAAAGTTTCTGCTCCCTGATAGCGCACATTGCTCTTTCTAATGTCTCCTCGCGGGCGAGTGTTTTTTCGTGGAGAGCTGTGAGCAGTTCGAGTTCTTCTTTCAGGGTCAGCTCTCGTCGATGAGCTGCATCCCGTTGTTCGATCGAATTCCCGTAAGACGAGGTGACGAAGCAGTCCTTGTCACGTAACGAATCCATAAGCGCGGATGAAGGAGCGTAGAGAACTATCGAAACTTCACTCATACGGCACCAGATCGGCTACCAGCCAACATCTCAACTTTTGCATGTTCTGCGATTTCGGCAGGCTTCAGTAAATCGGCCATGGCGAGGGCCTCGTCGCGCAGGACGCGGCTTTCGCGTTCCAGTTTTTTTCCCGTGCGAAACGCGGCGAATGTATCAGCGGCAATGCGGAGCTTTTCGGCGATATCGAGCAGCGTCTGACGCTCGGCTCTGCCGAGTACTAGTCCTTCTTGAAGACCCTTGCTGAATCGCGCCAAGCGCGCATGGTCGGCCTTAACGAAGTCGAGGGAAGCCTTCAATTCGCGAATGATCTTTCCGCTTTCGGCACGCTGGATCGCATCGCTTTCTTTCATGCCTGCGGACATACCGTCGTTATGCCCCATGAAATAACCGGCCCAGACAAGTAGTCCGGCCAAGACGATCAGGGCGATGAGTGCGCAGATTTGAATTGCAGTCATGTGCTGTGTACCTCAGTAGATCCCTCCGCAGGGATACTTGGTGAGAGGCCGGCGGAGGGATGTTGGATGGGGGTTAGCCCAAGTTGAAATTGCCGATAGTCAATTGCGCGCCGCCACCGACTTCGTGCTGCACGACTTCCTTGAATTCTTGTGCCAAGTCTTCGCGAAGCTGTTCTTCTCCAATCCAGCGCAGGCGCAGCAGGGGTTTGTCCCCGCCGGTGAGAACTGCTACACGCAGGCGGATGATCTGGACTTTCAGCCCTTCATATGGCTCGACCGTGAACAGGAATTCAGCAGGCAATCCTTCTGAGGACTTGGCCTCAATCTGGTCCATCGCGGAACGAGAGGCGCTTAGGTCGCCGACGATGTGTTCGCTCTTGCGTGCTTGCTCGATGCTGATGGAGCGGATGGCGCTCGCGGCTTTACGCAAATCAATGGGACTGTCATCGGCCCCGAGGGCTTGGAGATTCGATGCCCAATCCTCGATCCAGTCGCTGAGTTCTTTCTGCGCGAACTGAATGGTGGCTGCACGCTCTAGCGCCCGGAACGCAGCAGTTTTTCTCAAGTTCAGGGTGGCGGTGAAGTCGCCGTGCCCTGGTGACTTGGTGTCGCCCAGGTTGAAAATGACTGTGCACGACATTGCTTCGGCGTCCACAAAACCAGACGCAACAACCTCGGCACTTTGCGTCATTACGTAATTGCCGAAGTCCAGCAGCGAATGAGTGGTGAGCGCGCCGCGGAACCGGCTACGAGCAGCATGAAATTTCTCGATGCTGTGGATCTTCTGGTCAGACGGCAATATTAGCGCTGGGGTGAAAGTATCCAGCGGCTTGGCGTAGGCCAGTACGGCGGTGTCCTGAATCAACTGAATTGCTTTGGCTTCCATTGAATCGACTTCCTTTGGTGAGAGGTTTGGAATCGAACGGTTTAGGACTTCGCGTGAATCGGCGCGTCGTCGCGGCTGAATAGCTGACCGGCGCGGGGGGCTTCGGCGAACAAAGTCAGGCGCCCGCCCTCATTGACGTGCATCGGGGTGTCGAGCGTGGTGTCCTCGGTACGACTGCCGCGTTTGGTCGGCACCTTGTAGGCGAGCTTGTGATTGACGGTGACTTGATGACTGTTGGCGATCTGCTTGAAGGTGAAGGTCAGCGTGACCGAGCCGACCTTGCCGTTATCAACAACTCCTGATGCCACTTCAGAAAGGGCGTGACCGATCTGATTGGCGAAGACGCCTGCGTTGAGTTCGCCGATGAATTCGGCCGTATCCGTAGGTTTCATGTGCTGTGCCTATTGATGTGCGATTTGTGTGCCTCTGGACGGCAGAGGCGACCGATGAAATCAAGCCGCTTGCTTTGCCGCTTGGGCGTCGAGGAACTCGGCCAGGTCGTGCAGGTACACCACTCGTTGTGCGCGAGCCGACCCGTGCAAACGCTTCACGACCAGCGCGATACGACCTGCCTTGATCTCGGTCAGTAGGTAGCGGTCGGTGCGAATGTGTGCGAAGTACTGTTCCCGAACTGCTGCCAAGGTCGGGCATGGAGTAGCGAACTGACGTCGCAATTGCTCTAGTGTGTTGCTCACGCTGCGTTCTCCCCGTACCCCTCCGATGGGGGCAGCAACTTGAGGCGAATCAGCTCGGCGAGGCCTTCTTTACTTTTGCCCATGGCAGCCGCGCAGATGTTGCCCTTGGCGTCAGCCACCACGGCGCCGAATGGGAACTCAGGCGAGTTGGTCGGCGTAACGTATGCGACTTGCCCGTCAAGGATCACGTTGTTGACACAGCGAAATACCTCGGCCAGCTCAGTGCTTAGTACGGGCATGCGTTCCAGTAGTTGGATGGCTTCCGTCGAGGCGCCAACGAGCGTTGCGCGGCTGACTACCCCCGGGCAGTTCAAGTAGATCGGGATCAGCTTCAGGGCGCCGAGTGCTTGCGTGTAGGCATTGAGGTTGTTGGTTTTCATGCAGCGGCGTCCTTTTTGGTAATGATGATTCCTAGCTTTTTGGCCAGCCATTCGATCCCTTCTTCCTTCACCATCACCACGGAGTAATGACGGCACTTGTTGAGTGACGGAATCACGGTGCTGCGCGGATCCGAATACAGATAGCCGCGATCACGGTGCTGGCTGGCTAGATCGCCACTGCTGTTGAGAATGCCCAGCTCGCGCAACCTGGTGCGGAAGGCGCGGGGCTTGAGTCCGAGCAATGCGGCGGATTCGTCCAGGGTGCGGTTTGTCATTACGCTGCCTCAGGCCGCCGCAGCACGGGTGTGCAGGGTGTCCACAATATGGTTTAGGTTGGTGAACAACTCTTCGAACGGCCCATCATTCGGTAGCCAGATATCTCCCGGCGCGCGCACGACACCGTTTTCACTGCTGTGCTGGTTGACGGTGAGAGCAGCTATCCGCTCCATGTGAATCACCACGCCGCCACGTTTACGGATGAACTCCGCTTCGTTTTCGAACCGCACGTCGCTGACGACAAAGCCGCGTGTTTCGTCGTGGGTGCGAGCGAGTAGGTCGAGATTCTGTTCCGCAAGCAGCAGCCAGAGTTCGGGATGCACGTTGTTGCGGCCCCACTCGGTGCCAAGTGATTGCATTAACTGGCGAGGGGATCGGCCGAGCCATGGCAGCGGCAGTTCCTTCTGGGCACCGTCGAAGTCGCAAGGGCTCAAGTTGAGGATGTGCATCAGACCGTCACGCAGTGGGTCAGCGAACGCGTAAGCCTGGAATCCATGGTGGCTTACCAGATGCTGCGCGGCGGTGTCTTTACCAGAGCGGGCGACGCCAGCGATGCCAATTAATAGAGGCTTCATGCTGCATCACCCCCGAACGGTCCGCATCCGTGAGTGATGACATTTACTTTTGCCGGTGCTAAGCGAGTGCCAGGCGCGACGATTACCAGTAGGCCGGTGTGTTTTTGAATCTCTTTTACGGCTTCTGGGTTAGTGCAAGCTGATGGGTGTAGGTACACCGGGCAACGAGCGTTGTTGTGCTGTGTTGTTTGCATGTCCGTACTCTTTGGTGAGAGATTTACGATGCAAACGATACAAATACGTATTGATTCAGTCAATACGTATTTGAATTGATTTTTTCACGATGCAAAAAAAAGCCCACATCGCTGCGGGCCTTTTTTGGGTTATGTATTAGAAAATTTCAAGCTTCGAAAATACTACGCCACAAATGATTGCGTCGGCCCCTAACTCAATGATCGGCTCTGGCCATGCTGGATTCAGCGGTTTCAGAAACCGGCGGCTGCCCTCCATCACCAATTGCTTGAAAGTTGCTTCTTGGCTATCCATGAGCTTGGCAATTACAAGAGAACCATTCTCTGCATCTTTCGCGGGATCAACAAAGATGATGTCTCCGTCTCGAAAGGATCTACGTTCATGTTGATTGAACATGGATAGTCCACGTACTCGCAAGGCATAGCTTTGACTGCTATGGGATGCGGCGCATGGGAGCCATATCTCCGCATCATCAAGGGTCCTAACGTCTTCAATCTCACACCATGCGCCGGCCTGAACCCAAGAGATGAGAGGGACATAGCCTTTAATTGCTGGCCCAGGTTCAACGTTGGTCTCATTCGCAGATGGCGCGCCCTGATCAATCATCGGGTCTTTGTGTTCGCCTCCCTTCCAAAGCCAGTTGCTGCTGACCTTCAAGGCTTTGCTGATCTTTTCAATATTTTCATGGCGTGGGCTGGTTACCGCGTTCGTCACAATTCTATGAATCGTCGGTTGCGGAACGCCGGAGCGTCGGCCGAGTTCGCCTTCTGACAGCCCCAATTCCTGCATGCGTTGGGCGATGCGGTCTCCGATCACTTTTTCTCTGCCTTGATTCAAAAACGTATCGCCGAGTGTATTGAATCATTCAATACGTTTGTGTATTGTGGCGACCAATGCGAAAGCGCATCGGTGAACGATATGACTATCCAAGAAATGCTTGCGGAGCTGCTTCGGTCTGGTTTGTCCCAGAGAGTTATTGCAGATCGCGTAGGAACAACACAGCCGACTATCAATCGCGCCGCGAAAGGTGCAGATGTTCGGTACGTAACGGGTAAGGCAATCGAATGCCTATACACCCAAGAGAAAGAAGCGGCCGATCTTAAGTCGGCAGCTTAAAAGGTGCTGAGCTGGGGCCTCTCACCAAAGAATCCCCCAGCCCAGCTACGACGATACACAGCACATGCACATCGGTCGTGGTCGTAGGATAGGGTTTACCCTGGGCTATGGCTACACCGTAAATAGGGGATTTACGGTTATGAGTCGCACAGATCTTTTGCCGGACGCTGGTCCGGTCCTGCCTCTACGCCAAGCGATCTATCGCGCTGGTCGTGACTATAAGGGCGGAATTACCGCCCTTGCCTTTGAAATGGTGTTGGACAACGACACCCTCCAGAAAAAACTCAAGCTCGATGAAGAACGCCGGTGGCTGAATCCAGATGAGCTTGAGGAAGTGATCAGGCTAACCGCTGATCCACGCTTGCTGGACGCATTGATGCGTCCAGCAAGTGCGGTTTGGTACCGGCCCGTGGCCGTACCGGCAACCCGTGATGCCTTGAAAGCGGTTGGGAAGCTACTCGGGGAAACCGGTGAATTCGTGGCGAAGATGCACGACGGCGCGGCGGACAACGTCTGGGAGCTTTATGAAGTCGTGGATCTCGAAAAGCACGGAATGGATGTGATCCGCGAAGTCCTTGGAATCATGGCGGGCGCTCGTCAGGCGATGGAGGATCGCATCAATGGCTGATGATATCGACCGCGCAAACGAGCAGGCGCAATACCTGCTTGATGTTGCTATTCATCGCAGTCGCCGTGTGCCATCGAGCCGCGTTAGCGCGCAGTTCTGTGACGACTGCGACGAACCAATCCCGTTGCTTCGACAGCAGAAGGTTGAAGGTTGCGAGACCTGCGTCTCTTGTCAGGAGTTGCGGGAGGCCCGGCGATGAGTGAATCGGGCAAAGGAACAGCCATCGCTACATGGGCAAAGCGTTACATCAGTACATTTGACTTGGCACTCGTATCGATTGATCCAGGTGAAAAGGCTCCGAAAGGCCTGGGGTGGAATAAGCCCGGAGGCTATATCACCGACGCCGACACGGCCGAGGCGTTCTGGCAACGAAACCCAAATCACAACCTTGGCGTCGTGCTGGGGCCGAGCCGCGTTTGTTCATTGGATGTTGATGACGTTCAATGGACGCGACATGTGCTGTATGAACTTTTGGGCCTTGACCTTGATGCGATGGCAGTAGTGTTCCCGACTATCGTCGGGAATCCGCTGCGATTCCGGGTGGTGTTCAAGGTGCCGGAGGGCATTGAACTCACGCGTCATTCACTTTCATGGCCGAATGAAAAAGATCCGGACGGTTCGATTTTCAAAGGGTTGATGGAAAAGGCCAAGGCTGCGAAAGAGCAGGGCGATCTTTCCGCAGAAGCTGCTGCACGAACCGAAGCCGAGCCGTTCAAACGCTTCACGGTCTTTGAACTACGTGCGGGATTGGTGCAAGACGTATTTCCACCATCAATTCATCCCGGTACCGGCAAACCTTACATCTGGAAAACCGCTCCAAGTGCTACTGACGGGCTGCCGACGCTGATCAACGAGCTGCTTACCATTTGGCAGAATTGGGAGTTTTTTAAGCGAGATGCTGAAGCTGCGTGTCCATGGGCGGTTGCGCCACCGAAGCCACCGGTCAAAGCCCAAAAGCGTCCTGCACTCGGTGGCGGCAAACGGCCCTCGGTAATTGATGAATTCAACCGTTGTCACGATGTTGCGGAGCTTCTTCGTGCCCATGGATACATCAAGCGAGGCAATAAGTGGCTGTACCCTCAAAGCAGCACCGGTCTGCCAGGGGTGACGATCAGTGAGGACAAGGTTTATTCGCACCACGGTGCTGACCCTCTCGCGAACGGGCATCAGAACGACGCCTTTGAAGTGTTCTGCTTACTCGAGCACGGTGGCGACCAGTCGAAGGCTGTTAAGGATGCTGCGCGAATGTTGGGCATGCAACACGCCGCCCGTCCAGATTCGAATGATCTTCCCCCCACCCCATCCGGTGAATTGAGCGGGCCGATCTCCGACGAAACATGCCCGTCCAGCGAGGCCGCTCCTGCTCCTGACGGGGGGGCGGGGGAGGTCATCACGTTGGACCACATTCTGCGTCGTTTCGCTTTGGTCGAGGGCACCACGCACGTGTGGGATTGCGACCAATCGAAGGTAATGAAGAAGTCCGCCTTCGAAGCTCGTGTGGGCAAGCCACTGGCCAAAGCCTGGTTGGACGACACCGGAAAGAGGCTGATTTCTGATGAACATGTTCGCGAGATCGAGCAGGCGCGCCGCATGGCTGGGAAGAAAGGCGGTGCATTCGGGATGTCTCCAACCGATCGCTACGTTTACATCGATGGCACCAAAGACGTTTGGGATCGCGAAAAGAAGCGGCGCATAGCCGAGGGTGCGGTGAAGATGGCGCTGGGTGACACTTACCCTTTGTGGCTGAACAGCAGCGAGCGCCGCACCGTCGATGTTGAACACATCGTGTTTGATCCGACCATGACGAAGGATCCTGCGGTGTACATCAACACCTTTGACGGGTTGCCGCTTGAGCCAGTCAGGGATGATGCAGCGTGTGCCAACCTGCGTTGGCTGATCTCATTTCTTTGTAACCATGATGAAGCTGCAACCGATTGGCTAACTCGCTGGCTGGCGTATCCGCTGCAGCACTTGGGCGCCAAGATGGACACCGCTGTGTTGATGCATTCGATTATGGAAGGTTCGGGCAAGAGCCTGTTGTTTGCTGACGCGCTCGGCATGCTTTATGGCCAATACGCGGCGACTGTTGGTCAGACGCAGTTGGAAAGCAGCTTCAACGCGTGGCAAAGCCGTAAATTGTGGTCGGTCTTTGAAGAGGTCGTCAGTCGCGATCAACGTTACAACCAGGTGGGCAAGATCAAGCACTTGATCACTGGTAAAACGGTGCGGATGGAGTCGAAATTCATTAATGGCTGGGAAGAAGCCAACCATATGAATGCGGTGTTTCTCAGCAACGAGATTCTTCCCTGGCCAATCAGCGACAGTGATCGTCGAATGCTAGTCATGTGGCCTATGGAGACCCTGCCAGTCGCAAGGCAAAAGGCGATTGGTCGTGAACTGGAGCAGGGTGGGGTGGCGGCGCTCTACGGTTGGTTATTGTCGGTCGATCTAGGGGACTTCAACCAGCGCACGCGGCCGCCATCGACAGAGGCGCGTGAGCGTTTGGTCGCCTTGAGTCGGGCTGGCTGGCAAACATTCTTGCATCTGTGGAAGTACAGCGAGCTGGGGCATGGGCTTTGGGGACCGTGTCTATCGACCGACCTCTATTCGTTGTTTCTCGAATGGTGCCAGCGCAACAAAGAGCACGTGATGAGTCAAACCAAGTTCTCTCTATTTATCAGTTCCGAGGTGGATAAAACGCGGGCGATACCCTGGACTGACGGCAATAACCGTCGCTTCGGCGCGTTTTTCTTTCCCGTGGATCTGGATGCTTCCCCGCCCCCATCACTCAAGGCGGCAGAGCTGGGCAAGCAGGTGGAGAACTGGCGGGCGAAGGCCAAGCTGGCGGGCTGGCACGTGGACAGCTGGGATCACATCAAGGCGCTTGCAGCATGACTATTTTCAAAAGTGTGTTGGGTGTGTTGAGTGTGTGTCGGGTTGATTTTGAATACCCCACACAATTTGAGAGCCCTAATTACATGCCTTCGCGGGTGTTGTGTGGGGTGTGTTGGGTTTTGTGTCGTGCACGCGCATGCATGACGTTCTTTGCAACGAATTCAACGGAGGGAGTTTTTTCTTATGCGAAGACTGATAAACCCAACAAACCCAACACACTCAACTCAAGTTTGATTGAAGCATTGAATTTAAAGGGATTTATGTGTGTTGGGTTTGTGTCGGGTTGGGGGTTTTCTGTGTCGGGTTGGGTTTTACGGGGGCAGGGCAATGATTGAGGCGATGGAGTTATTGCTGAAACATTGGGGCGAGGAATGCCGACACGGCGGTGAAGCCGGAGGCATGGGTAGCCCGATGGCGACAATCATGGAGTGGGGCGGTTGCGCGCCGCGAGGCACACCCGGTTCTCGGATCCTTCTCGCCGGTGGTTCGGGACCAGATGCAATTGCGCAGGAAGTTGGTGCCGCGCTTTCCGAGATAGCCCGGCAAGATGGTCGGGGTGAAAGGCTGCAACAGTTGGCGGTTATGCGTTATGGGTTTGACCCTACACCAACATGGGCAGCGCAGATGCACGAACTGGGCTACGTCTCAAAGGCGAAGCAAACCTACTACGATCTTGTACACCGCCTTCATGTGCGACTCTTTGAGGTGCTGGCCGAGCGCAAGGACGCACGAAAGTGGCTTACCGTTGGTCGGGGCGCTTTGCCTCAAAGTCTCCTCAAAGTTGCGTCAAAGTTGCGTCAAGTTGGATAACCGAAAATGCCCCCTTTTCGGTTCCGTACTCAGGGGGTAAAAAGTCCCCACGATATGGATTCTGCGCCTTGGCGCTTCCCCGAGCACGTGCTGTGCACTTCGTCCTGGCGTATGCCGCGACATTGAAAACCCTGCCCTCCGGCGGGGTTTTCTTTTTGTGTTCGGCATGCTCCTTCACTTGAGGCACAACATGACAAATGAGCAGCAAGCGCTGGCAGAAATGCCGATCTGGTTGGTGATCGTCCTGGCTCTGGTCGGCGGCGTATCCGGTGAGATGTGGCGAGCAGACAAGGATGGTGCCCGGGGCTGGGCGTTAATGCGTCGGCTTGCGCTTCGATCCGGTGCCTGCATTGTCTGCGGAGTCTCGGCAATGATGCTGATGATCGCGGCGGGCATGTCGCTCTGGACGGCGGGCGCCTTGGGTTGTCTCACGGCAATGGCCGGTGCAGATGTTGCCATCGGCTTGTACGAACGCTGGGCTGCCAAGCGGCTTGGCGTGTGCGATGTCCCGCCGAATGGTGGCGGGGCAGCCTGAAACCGCCGGGGACCCTGGGGTTATTCGGAGGGTACGGGGTCGGAAACCCGCGGGACTGTGTTAGCGGACGGTTCACCAGCTTAGTGAACTGAGGTGAACAGGTGAACTCGCGGGGTGAACTGGAGAATTAAGCATGACAATCATCAGCAAAACGGAGTTTGCGGCCCGGCGCGGTTGGGCCAAATCCTATGTTTCAAAATTGGCCAGTCAGGATCGGCTGGTGCTTACCGAGAACGGCAAAATCGACCTTGAGGCCACCGAGGCGCTGCTCGATAAAACCAGCGATCCCAGCAAGGCCGCCGTAGCCGAGCGTCATCAGCAAGATCGGATTCAGCGTGGCGTTTACAGCCAACTGTCTCCTCTGACCGAGCCGACTTCCACGGCTGCGCCGCCGCACCTGATGCCAGTCGACGGCAAACACCCTGACTACCAGAAGTCCCGCGCTCTGCGCGAACACAACATGGCCAAACTGGCGGAGATCGAACTGGGCAAAGCTCAAGGTTCGCTGGTCTCCAAAGAAGCGGTAGAAACCGGCGCCTACAACGCAGGCCGCTTGCTGCGCGATCAACTGTTCGGCCCGTTGCCGCAACTGTCCCACGACCTTGCAGCCATGACCGATCCCTGGCTGATCGAAAAACACCTGACCGCCACCTTCCGTCGAACGCTGGAGGAAGCCGAGCGCGTCTCTTCAGCAGACCTTGAACACGCCATGACAACGGACTGAACCCATGCACACGGAATTTCCTGACGGTGCAGAGGTGTACCGTGAGGCTTATTTCCGTGGACTGCGCCCCGATCCAGATCTTTGGATCGACGAATGGGCCGATGAGT